CCCGGATGCTGTGCTTGCCAGTCCATGAGTGATGACTTAACGAAACCTTTGAAGGCGTCGTTATTAGCCTCCGTGATGTTCTTTTTAAGACCCGCGGGCTTGGCCGCTTCTAGGATATCATCGTCCAGTTCCAATGGTTTTTGTTGCTTGACAACGGTATCGAATTCGTCGATGACTTTAGCTGTTAGCGCTGGGCCGATAGTAGGGCCGTATTTTCCCCATATCTCGGCATGGGATTTAGTCGCCAGAGTTGGGTCCGTAATCGCGCCGTAGAAAGAGGCCATAGCTTGAGGTGTTTTGTACTTTGCAGCTTCGGCACGGTTGGCGTCTTCATCTTTCCAGTTTTGCATTTCGTGCGCATGCGACGTTTGTGACCATGCAAATTGTTTTTGACTTTGCCCGAACTGCACATCCTGACGATTCTGCATTATGTCTTGCCGTTCGTCAGTTCCCATGTAGTCGTAAACTTTAGACTGTTGCATCGGTGTTAAACTTTGGAATTGTTGTGAACCTAGTACAGCGGCTTTGGCTGCTACAGGGTTACCACTCTGGTGGTACAGCATAAGTACACTACCTTCGGCTTGCGCTTGCGCTTTGTCATTGGCCTGTTCTAGGTTATTAAAAATAGTCTTAGCTGCATTGTATGCACCGGGTGTGGTAGCGCTTTTAGTAAGCGTCAATTCCACTTCGGTCAATGGTTTACCAGAAGCTATCATCGACTGGGCTTGTACGGCAAGCTTCTGCCCTTCAGCAAAGTCATTCGCAGGTTTTAATCTATCCGCAAATGCTTGTTTTTGCTGATCGGTGAGTAGATTCCCCGCAGCTGCGAAAGTGGCGTTGGCCGAAGCGGTATCGTTATTAGCTAGCTCATGCGTCAGTATCTTAGAATAAAAGTCACTGCGTAATGCCGCAAGCCCTTGGCTAAGCATATCGGGGTCACTGACCCCCAGCCGCACCATTTCCTTGGCATAGGTGTCTTCTAAACTCAGCATGGACTGGGCCACGACGTCGGGTTGTGTGTAACTGGCCATAGCGGTGGCTTCTATCGCCCCCAGCCGATCGATATAGACTTGGCCTCGGAATCTGTATGCTTCACCCATAGCGTAGCTTATACGCCCGGCGTCGAAGGCTACCGCGCGTCGTGCGGCTATCTGCTGGAATTGTGCTTTTTGGGCTGGTGTAGCTAGGCTATCAGTAATGCTCTGCACACTGCCTTTGTACTGATCCTGCGAATTCTGGTTAAAGTCTGTCATCAGAACGCCACCACCTTTTATACCGCTATACTCAGTCTTGAGGTCTAGCTCTTTTTGCATTAACTGCGTTTCAGCGTCAGTCGTTTTTAGCTGGTCGAGCTTGGCTGTTTCCTGCGCGGCCATTTGCGATATCTGTTGGCCTTGTGATATCTGCGCTGCGTCTACCGCGTCGGGGGTATAAGAAGCCACACCGCTGCTAGGCTGTGGCGTTACCCGTTGGAGTTCGTCTGGGTTAGGAAGTAGAGCCATGCTTAACCCCCATTCGGTCTATACGAAAAATCAGTACTACTTTCTAAGCTAGGGATACCCCCACCGCTATTAGGTGCCGGTGTACTGCCCCATGTATTGGCTAGTTGGCTACCGCTATTTAAAACAGTAGATATAGCTTTCATGCGCCCCGCTGCGGCGGCTTGTTTACCGCTGTACTTAGTAGCACTAGCTTTATCTGTCATGTCACGGGCATTTTCATTAGCGTTATACATACGGGTATCAGCGGCCAGTTCACCCTCGCCGTGTATGCCTTGCAGGATTTTAACTACCGTGGGGTCGAGTGCGCCCCCTCCGGATGCGGCTGCTACCGCTATCGCGCGAGAAGCGATCAAAGCGGATTTACGTTGTTCATCCTGCGCTAGCTGAGTTCCTTGCGCTACTTGCTGACCAGCATCCTGACGTAACTGCGCAGCCTGATAATTGGCTAAACGCTGTTGGTCTTGTCCTTGGTTATTCTGGCCTTGAGCCGTTAATAGTGTGCCAACTACTCCTTGAGCCAGTGGCGCAAAGGATTGCATTTGATCGGTCATTTATTTACCCTCACCATCATTTCACGGTTTTCATTTTTAAAGCCCGTAGACTCAAAGCCGAAGTGTTTGCCGAAGGTTTCTGAAGTTATCTGTTCAGGGTCCGGGTACGAAACTACGATACTATACCTCTTAACGATTTCTAATACCATACGGCACGCGCGGATAATATCTTTTTTATACGGTTTCATCGGCTCGCGTATCTCAGAGAACAAAACCATCATATTATGTACGCGGTAGACGCCACCTAATCCGACGGGTTTACCGTCGAGTCTTGCTATCACCGCGCGGCATGAATACAGCGGCGCTTGCCCGTAGAACTCGCTTACATCCTCTTGAGTAGCGTAACTAAGTTTTATTTTACTTGGCATTTACTTCAAACACCGCAGTGGCCGCTACTACCGTACAAGGCCTCGGCGCATTTGCTACTAGGCATAATCGTGCGTTTGTGTCGAACACACCATTAAATTCCATAGATTCTAGGTCATAATCCTCCCAGATGTAGTTAGCGTCAACTACGGCGCCCTGTTCCATTTGTGGTAAGTCATCCATAGTGGTGTAATCCTGCCCATACAAGAGGCCTTGGGCATGGGTATCAGCGAGTAGCAAGCCGAGCGAATTAATCTTTTTACGCAGGTTAAGGTCTTTCATCTTTACGCTGCGGTACTTGGCTTGATAACCTAACCCAACGACGGCTACCGATACTGCTTGTGGCAGCACTATCGCACCGCCTGTCACTAGGTACGAGCCTTGGTCCTTACCATCGGCCCAGCACACTACCGTACGCGCTTCTAGGTGGCTTAAACCGGATAGGGTGGCCGTTGGTGCGCCACTGTAGTAAACGAAAGCGTCTGCTTGCTTATTGGACGTGCCACCGACGCATTCGCTTTGCTTGGCCCACTTCTCCAAGTAGCGTACTGTTACACCACCAACAGTGCGTGCTACGGTGTAATAGACTACATCCTCCTCGTCACCCGGCAAGGTGACAACGTCTTCGATAACGCCATCCGTTACGATTGTCACCCAAGCCTTTACGTCTTCGGTTTTATCAAAAACGATCATCGCTACCGTACCGTCGCTACGTACAAAATGCAGCCGTGTATCCGGCCGACGTTGTACTGCGATACGCAGTAACGCTGGCAGACCTATTTCAGGGCAGATAGCCGTTAAGTCTTCAGCGCTGAAGGTAAGGTAATACTGGTCCATCACCATTTCATAAACCCGTGAGCCTGAGCGATCTACGAAGACCGCTGAGGTGTCAACCTTGGCCGCTTCTACACCCTTAGAACCACGGCTAGTGGAGGCTTTCAAGTTGAAATTGGTAGGTGTTAACGGCTCGCCCAGACTTGATGACCTGCACGTATACTCCGCGCCTTGGGCACCCATTAAAAGCTGTTGCGATTCCAGTAGCCAGTTGATCGTATCTACTGGCCCGAAGCCAATTGATCGGTTTATCGGGCCAGAATCGCCCACTGTCGAGTCGTCAAAGTTAGCATAATCATCAGACACTGAACCAATTACTTTATCCTTACCCGCCCACCAGACACGGCCTTCATATAATCCAACGGCTGAAGGATAGCCGCGACGTGGCGACCATGAACCTTCTAGCCAGTTGACCGTAGCTGTCAAAGCACCGAAATCCTTTACCACTTGAGCGTATACCGCGGTAGGTGAAGTGTACTGCGTAATACGCGCGATACCCCGAATAGTACCCGCGCTATAAGCCAATGAGACCGTAGCAGAGCCACTGGTATAACTGGCGGGTTTAATACCTATGCGATAGTAGATAATCTGATTGTCGAGAGTATCGTTCAATGTCGTACTTTGGTTCGTAGTGTAGCTAGAAACATCTACCCATGAACCGATAGAGCCAACGGAGCGCTGAAGCGTTATAGTACCTACCCATGTGCCTGTGACAGTTATACCAAATACACGGCCTGAGCCTATACCCGTAACGCGAATGGGGTCGGAGTACAAGTCTGCTCCCGCAATTACGTCCGATACCGTCTGCCCTGTCGAGTCGATAGCTATCAGCCCACCGACATTGGTTGATTGAAAGAATGCGGCTGAGGCCGTAAGTGTGATATCCCCTTTAATTGCATTCGGTGCGATGGTAATGGGTGAGGTATTCTCTACCCTGAATGGTCCTAAGTTTGCTACGTAGTCGACTACTGACCATGAGGTAGTAGACCTGCGTTCAATACGTATCTGACGGATGCCTGAGCAAGCGATAAAAATAACATCGCCAGACTGTTTGTACCGTATGTTTGGTAGGTCGTTAACGCCCCAAGGCGTTGCCAAAGTCATTACTCCGGCTGGCGCTATTACGCATGAGTCCACGTAAGTGGTGGCACTTATGCGAGACATGAGTCTGACGTAGACATTCGCACCCGATGGGGTGAAAGCCAATGAATGCACACCGGGGCGAAGTGTAGTCTCATTGATAAGATCATCCGTACCAGCAGCGGTACTACCTACCCGCAGGATGCATTCACCATACGTGACTGTAATATTTAGTGCATGTTCTTTACTGAAGTCGCCGCCAGCTACCGTTACCGTCTGGTCGCGTATCGCTGCGGCATTACCAGTGCCAAGGAGCAACATATAACCGCCTGTACCCCATGACGATACCCCACCCGCTTCATCGTTATCCGTCCAGCTAGTGAGGTTGGTATCGAAGGTGCCGTTGGCGATCGCAGTTGCGACTGCAACTCTGGTTACTAAGGCCTCGCTGACGCGCATACGTAATACGTTGGCTGTTAGTTCTACGAGGGCCGTATCGGTAGTAGAGAAGATAAAAGGGAGTTGGCGTGAGAAGTTATTACCCGCGATACCGCCTAGGTATTGAAGGCCGGGGCGTAATGACATAGGGCCTAAAACTCTAGGCACCCAATTTTGTTGCTCTTGTGCACTCATCGACACCCTCTTGATATCGACGCGACCAAGTGCTAACTTGCTGACTACACCGCGATTAAACGCGAGTAGTGATACCTCTTCTTTAGCCATTTTTTATCCTAGGAGAGAGCCCCGGTTGCCACCGTCGCGGCGGTTAATACTGCCTTTTTGCCTCGCTCTTGACCAATTGCCTTGTGGTAGGAACTTGGTACCTTCTTCTAACGCATCTTTTGAACGAGCGTCGCGGAAGGCTTGTACTAATTCTTTCTTCATGCCGCTAAGGTCTTCGCCTGATATCCTAGGACCGGCTTTTACAGCTAAGTAAAGCTGCACAGCGTTCACGAATGTCTGGGGCCACATTGCCATATTACTGCCATAGCTGACGTCGTCGCTTACATAGGATACATAAATCGGATTAAGATCAGCGTACCAGTTACCAGCCTCTTCGGTGTACTGATTTAGTGGTACGTTGAAATACTCATCTTGGCACATGGCGTATAGCCGCACGAAGTCTGTAGGTTGAGTGAACTGGTTCTTAAACCCGAAAGAAGCTACAAAGCCAACGTTGGGTACGAACTTGGCCGTGCGCATGGCGAATTTCCAGAAACCTTGCTGAAGACACGCAGCTATCGCCCCATCCCACTGGGCATCTAGCGCCCGTCGAGGTTCCCGATTCTCAGTGAGAGAAGCTAAAGGTCGCTCTTTTAAGTTGTAAAGAGCGCCGTTATAAAGCGACAATTGCGTGGTCATGGTATTACCCCGCGGTGTTAATGACGTAACTGGCTAACCACTTAGTAGCATCAGCTTTTGACGCAAAATTTTCTTTGATTACCTCTCTATCCGATTTTCTGATTACCCTAGCTCGGGTGTTTTGCGTCCAGTCTACTGTATACTCGCCTAACTTATCCTGTATATCCGCGCTAGCGTCGTCCTTAGCATTAGGGATACTTTCAGATAATTCGTGAAAACGTAGTATGGATACCTTAGCCCAGTTTCGCGCACAGGATATTACCATCACTTCAGCGAAGTATGTGCCTTCTTCGTCTACAACCTCAATTCTATCGGTAGGGTGCAACTTTGCAGCGGTGTGCGCCCAGAAAGCTGGGTTCTTAATATCGTCAAAGGGAGTGCCGTATGGTAATGTTACTGCGAATACAGAGCGTACGTACTCGGCTTGGTTTAGTTTATCCTGCATTAAAGCCATTTGATATTCTCCTAGAATAATGGGGCACTTAGTTAAGTGCCCCATTAGTATACATAACTCTCTACTAAAATACTACTTAGTTGGAGTTAGTACCTGAAGCTACTGTAGTAGAGTCACTTAAGTCTACTGCACCCGGTGCTGTCGTACTAACAGTAATCACCACGTGTGACGACACGATATTGGATGCGGTATTGCGGTGTAGTAAAATGTCGCCCACTTTCATACCGCGATTACCCCCATCAGTGATAAAACCCGTTACTTGCACCGTAGCGCCCGCATCGGCTGAGTTGTGTGTCCATTGTTGCCCAGCGCCCGTCATAGGGCTTTCGGTAACTAAACACAAATTTGCTGGTGTATAAGCCATGATTTAATACTCCTTTATTTAATTTGGTTGTAAATTATAGTGCTGCGTAAGCTGAACCGTCATGGTTTAGAACCACGACACCGGCGTTTTGCAATAATTTAGAACCAGTATACATTGACGTACGAGCGAATGAATAGTCTTGCTCTTCATCACGGCCTACTGAGGTAGCAATGCCGCCTGAGTTAATCGCATTGCCGATAGAGTTCTTGTGATACAAGAAACATTTTTCGGCACTGGTACCCTTGCCAGGCAAGTTAGGATGCACAATGAAGTTCACTCCTGCCCAACGGTACATGGTCAATGCGCCATCAAATGGTTTGTTGCTCACGTAATCTACTGACGCAAACTCTTTAGTTTGCATTAGGTATGCGTGGAAAGCTGGTGTGATTAAAGCTGAGATATTGCCATCCAATGGGATTGCGTTGTTACCTAAGACTGTTAGGCCCCACATCACCATGCTCAAGCTAGCTGTATTAGCTGCGCCAGTGTCTTGGGTAGCGGTATTTAACTCGCCGATAATGTCTTGGTCAAGTTTACGGTTAACTACACCCATTGAAGTTTCTTGCATGATACGGCGTTGATCGCCTTGTGATGCAAACACGTTGAAACCTGATTTACGACCCAAGTCATGCCACTCAACAAGAGTAGCTGTGTATTGATCGTTAGCATCTGCACGTGCTGGGATTAAACCGTTAAGGCCACGTGTTACGGCTGTAGCATTACCTGAGCCAGCTACCAAAAATACGGCGGCGTTGCCCTTAATTTCAGTTTCAGTGGTAACGGTGTTACGCACTAGGGATTGGTTCTGCTCAAATGCGGCGATAAACTCGGCGCGGTATTGCGTTTGAAAGGCTGAATCTGTAGACATGATTGATACTCCTTAGTTAATTGATATAAATTACATATCAGCTAGTTTGGGGTATCCTTGGCTTCATATCTGACGGGTGCCTCTTACGAGATCGTCCAACAAAACATTAAAGGGGCCGTGCTTGCTGGTGTTACTAATTCAGCACGGTACCCCTTTTAAAATAAAATACAACTATTATTTCATTTTTTCTTGCACTGTTATTAGATCACGGTACCGAGCTTGATTCTTCTCGGCTAGTGG